GGTTGGAAAAATGCGTTTGCCAGTTATAAGGAAAATGCCACCAACGCGGCAAACGATGCACAGGCAGTGTTTGGCACGGTGACCGGTGGGATGGAAACCATGATTGTGGATTTCGTCACTACGGGCAAAGCCAGCTTTGGCGATTTTGCCCGGAGTGTGTTGTCCACGCTGGCGAAGATTGCCGCGCAGAAGATGGTCATGAGCACCATGAGTTACTTCGGGTTCGGCACGGGCCACGATGGCGCGGTGGTAGGGGAATCCTACACTGGGAGCAAGACGGTGTCTGCCAGTGCCTTCACGGGCGCTCCGCGCTTCCATACCGGTGGCATTACTGGGGATGAGGTGCCGGTGATCGCCAAAAAAGGCGAGGGGATTTTTACCCAGGCGCAAATGAAGAAGCTGGCCCCTGTCGGCGGCGCGGGGGCCACAGTCAACGTCACCCTCAACGTTGTGGAAGACTCCAGTCGTGCCGGCGAAACAGAGCAGAGCCAGAGCGATTCCGGGGTGCAGCTCACGGCCTTCGTGAAACAGATCAAGGGCGAGATTGCGGGGGATATTGCATCGGGGTCGGGCACGATTCCGAAGGCGCTGGAATCCACCTACTCACTCTCGCGGAAGGCTGTCTGATATGACGGATACCCTTGTCTCCTGGCCTGCCGCAGTGCCCAACCCCACCGGGGAGGGGCTTTCTATCAAGCGCAAGAGTGCTTTGCGCCAAGCGGAAATGGAAATCGGGCCGAACCGCCAGCGGCGGCTCACCACCTCCCGCACCCGCACGGTCACCGTGAAGTGGGTGCTGACTGCTGCGCAGCATGTGGCCTTCGAAGCTTTTTTCGATTCGGATATCCATGGCGGGGCTGACTGGTTTATCGCGAAATGGCGCCTTGCCGACGGCAGGCAGCCCCGGCAGGTGCGCTTCCAGAATGGCGAATTTGAGAGCGCCCCGGATGGACCAAATGTGTGGCGTGTGTCTGCCACGATGGACTGGAGAGACTGATGGATCTCAATGATGCCATTGCCGAAGCCTACGCCACAGCCCGCACTGATGTAGTGGTGCTGCACACCCTAGAATTCCGCTGCGATGCATTTGTGGATGAGAACGACCAGCCCACGGCGCTGCGTTTTGTGATGGATGCGGATCAGGATCATACCTGCACGCTCGAATCCACCGCGCCGCTCAATGCCGGGCAGGCCGTCACATTCCTCGGCGCGATGTTCGGGCTCACCCTCCCATCGGTGGAAGAGGGTGCAGCGCCTAAGCTCTCCATCACCGTGCCCAACATCGGCACGAAAATCACCCAGCATATCGATAACGCCACCATGGGAGACCGGCCGATCACGGTGACGTATCGCGCCTACCTGGATACCGATACCTCAGCGCCGCAAGCCAAGCCCCTCACGCTTGAGCTGGATTCCTGCAAGTGCGGTGGCGGCATGATCACGGCTACGGCCACACTCCTGAACCTTTCCAACAAATCATTCCCAAGCGTGCTCTACGACACGGTGAAGTTCCCGGGGCTCTCCACATGAAAACCTTTGCCGAGCACTACATCACCGCTGGCTATACCTGGGCGTTCGGGGCCAACGGCCCGCAGCAGTTCGATTGCTGGCACTTCGTGCGCATGGTGCAACACGAGCAGTTCGGGCGCGATCTTCCGTCTGTCTCTGTAGCGCCGGGGGTGGGGCAGCAGTTGCTTTCCAGCAAGCAAAGCTCCGCATGGAGGCTGCGCAAAGCAAACGAAGCTCCGCGTGAGGGAGATATCGTAGAGGCTCACCGGCCTGATGATTTGCATGTGGGGCTCTGGAGTGAAGAAGAGGGGGGCGGCATGCTCCACTGCAATTCCTCATCCGGTGGCCCGGCCTGGACGGCTGCGGTAGATCTCCCCGATCTGTTCCCACGCATCCGGTTTTGGGCATACGCCTCGGAAAAGGTGGCAGAAGAGGTGGCGCATGAATCCTGAGCTGATCCGCGATGCCATGCGCCACCAGCCCGCAATGGAACGCGGGGTGCTCACTGTATCCCGCAATCCCTGGGCGCCGCTGGAAGATGCCGAGCCACAGCGCATTCCGCGTGGCATGACGATTGCCGACGCCTTCGCAGAATATGGTGTGGATATCAATGCCGCCACGCCGTGGATTATCTCGGTGGATGGCGAATGGGTGAGCCGCAAGGAATGGGCGGTGCGCGAGATCGACCCGCAAAGCTATGTGCTCATCGTGGCCTTGCCTCAAAACGGCGGGAGCAAAGCCAGCCGCGTGATTGCTGGGGTGGTGCTGATTATTATTGGGATTATTGTCTCGGCAATATCAGGTGGTGCTTTCTCTGGCGTTGGCGGCGCTATTGCGGCGTTCGGTCTATCTATGATAGCGGGGACCGTGCTCTACAAGGCCCCCAAGCCCTACACCCCTGACACTGCCAGCCAGCTCGCTGACCCCAGCCCTACCTATAACCTGCAGGCTCAGGGCAACTATGCCCGCATCGGCCAGCCCGTTCCGGTGCACTACGGGCGTGTGCCAAAGTTCTACCCGGATTTCGCCGCGCAACCCTACACGGAATACAGTGGCAACGACCAGTATCTGTACCAGCTATTCGTCATCGGCTGGGGCTCATTTGCGATTGAGCATCTGTTTATCGGTGATGAAGAGCTGACGGGCACGCTCGGCAGCGGCGGGTATTACACCTCCTCCGGCACCTGGGAAGATGTGACCTGGGAAATCGTGCCCCCGGGTGGATCGGTGACACTGTTCCCCACTCGCGTGATTGCCTCGGATACTGTCTCCGGGCAGGAGATTGTAGTGGGTGGCGTCGGCCCCTTTCAATTATCTGATGCCGAAATCAATTCGGCTGCGATTGATGTGGTTGCCTCACAAGGGATGTACTACGCCAACGACGAAGGCGGCCTCGATGCGCGCACGGCAAGCTGGAACGTGTATGCCACAAAGCTAAAACAGAGCGGTGCCGCCTGGGTAGCTGACGGCAACGAATTCCTGCTGGGCTCAGAAAGCATCACGGCGGCCACCAATACCCCTATCCGCAACACCTACCGCTATCCCGTGGAGCTGGGGCGCTACCGCTTCCGCCTAGTGCGCACCAATGCCAAAGATACCGATACCCGCGCCAACAATGAGATTGATTGGTACGGTCTGCGCGGCTATGTGCCCGGTACCCAGCAATACGGCAATATCACCCTTCTGGCAATGCGCATGCGCGCTACCGATCAGCTCACCTCTGCCACCTCGCGCAGCATCAACCTCACGGCCACCCGCAAGCTCTACACCTGGGATTCGATCAATGGTTGGAGCGCCGAGCCGGTTGCCACCCGCTCTATCGCCTGGGCCTGGGCGGATGCGCTGACCAGTACAGAGTATGGCTGCGGCGCCACGGATGACCGTGTGCCGCTGGCCCAGCTCGCCACGCTAGATGCCGCCTGGGCTGGTGAGGGGTTTTACTGCGACTACCGTTTCGATCGGCAGGTAACCTGCGCCGAAGCGCTTACCCTGATCGCCCGCACAGGCAACGCACAGTGGTACACGCAGGGCGCGCAGTACAAAATCTGGCGCGCACAGAAGGCCGGCGTGCCAGTGCAGCTCTACAACATGCGCAACATCCGGCGCGGGTCGTTTGAGCTGGATTGGTCTCTGCCAAATTCCACAGCGCCGGATTGTTATGACGTTTGGTATTTCGATTCCGAAAGTGCCCAGACAGCCCAGGTGCGCTGTGCGCTGGCAGATGGCACGCAGCTACGCCCCACGCGCATCGATCTGGATGGGGTGACCAGCCGTACCCAGGCCTGGGCCATCGGCATGCAGATGCTGCGGTCTGCGCGCTGGCACCGCAAGAACGGCACGCTGCAGACCGAGGCTGAAGGCTACATGGCAGCTCCCGGCAAAACCATCGCCGTTACCCACGATGTCATGCTCACTGCAGCCTCTGCCGAGCTGGTGGCCTACACCGGCACCGGCAAGGCCTCGGGCGATGTACTCACCCTCAATGGCCCGGTGGAATGGACAACGGGCGTGGCGCACTATATCGAGCTATCTACCCGCACAGGGGGATACTCCGGCCCGTGGCATGTTACCCCCGGCGCAAATCCGGATCAGGTAGTGCTGGCCGAACCGATTGCCGATGGGGCCTATGTACCCTACACGGGCGGCAAGGCCGAGCGCACGCGCTGCAACTTCGGCCCCTCGGAAAACGTCTCGGTCAAAGCGCTGATCGTGCCGCCGATTGAGTATGCCGAGAAAGACACCGTCACGTTGCATTGGGTGGTGGAAGATGATCGCGCCTATGCCGACGACGGCTCCACTATCCCGGATAGCACCAGTAACTATGATCTGGCAACGCTGCTGCGCCCAGTAGTTGAGGGGTTGGTGGTGGTGTGGAGCGGCACGCCGAGCGTGCCCACGCTGGATGCTTCCTGGCAGCCCGCAACGGGTGCCACGCGCTACCTGATCGAGATCAGCACGGACGGCACTAGCTGGACTCGCATCGCCGACGCCACTACAGCTTCGGCGCGTATCTCCTGCCAGCTCGTGCCCACCTGGTTGCGTATTGCGGCAGTCGGCACCTTGCGCGGCGATTGGGCCACATGGAATGGTAACCCGGCAACCATGCAGAGCATCCCGGCGGATGTTACCGGGTTAGCGCTGACCAATGCCGTGAGCGGCAGCACCACTGTGTTTGCCGATATGTCGGCAATCCTCGCCTGGAACGCCGCCGCCCGCGCCGATGGTTATGTGGTGGATGTGTATCGTGGCGGGTCAAAGGTGGCAACGCACCTGCGCAGCGATACCCGGATGGAATACACGCCGGAAATCAACCGCGCAGATAACGGCACGCTTTCCCGCTCAGTCACTATTCGCGTGCGCGCCCTAAACGGCGCCGGCTACTCTGCCAGCGTGGCCGAGATCACTATCAACAATCCCCAGATGGCCGCCACGGTGGTGGCCGGGCAGGCGGTGGGCAGAAGCTCGATCCTGCTCACGGTGAGTAAGCCATCTGACTCCGACTACGCCGGCACGCGGTTTGTTGTCAGCCAGTCATCAACCGCAAACCCCGCCACCCTCGCAGTAGCGGCAGACGTAGCCAACTACGCCGCAACCGTGCCTGTCTCCAATGCTGGCACTTGGTATTTCTGGGCGGCGAACTACGACCAGTTCGGTACGGATAACCTCAACTGGTCCCCACGCGGGCAGTGTGTGGTAACCGAAGATGCACAGGGTGTGCAGACTGTCGCGGATGCTTCAACCATTACCGCAGCTGCAGGTAGTGCGCCGCCGAATGGGAGCGCCTATTGGGCTGTGTATGACTTGGTGACAAAAAAGATGTGGGCTTGGGATTCTGATTCCGGGAAGTATACGAAATCAGTATCTGCTTCAGAAATTAAAGGGCAGATTTCCCAAGCTCAAATCAGCGCTGATGTCGTGTGGTCTGCCAAACAGCTTCTGGTACTCGCCGGTAATGCAGTGGAAGACCCTGATTTCACAATCACGAGCAAGTGGACGCTGGGGAATAACTCCTGGTTCCGGCAGCCCCTGGTGGAGGGGATGACCGGAGAATCCGCTATCGGCGTAAAAAACTCCGTGGCATTCGCGACAACCGGGGTGGTGCAGCCTAGCACCACAGCCGATGAATATGTGCAGGCTGTCGACTGGCAGCGTACCCCCTGGTCTGCAGGGGACTCTGTGCGGATGCGCTGTTACATCAACAACTCCAGTAATCGCGCCGTTGGCATGGTGGTCTATTTTGCCTCGGCGGCAGATGGTACAGGTACATCTGGTATCTGGATCAGCCAACCGGCGGGGTCGGTCGGCTGGATCTCACAGACGATTACGGTGCCGGCCAATACGTCATATTTCAAGATTGGTTTTTGGGTGGCAAAAGGCTCTGTGCTGGTCGGCTGGGGTCGCTGCTCCATGCCACAGCTAACGCTTGCTGCTGATGCATCTCTCGTTGTTGATGGATCTGTAACGGCAAACAAGATCGCAAGCGCAGCGGTAACCACAGACAAGCTACAGGCCAGCGCTGTGACTGCGGACAAGATCGCTGTGACGATGCTGTCGGCAATCTCTGCAGCGCTCGGCAATATCATTGCTGCAACGATGGAGTTTATCGGCGCTGGCTGGAATTACATCAGGACCAATGGGAAATGGCTAAATGATGGAAAGAACGGTTGGATACTCGCCGCGAACGGAAGCACGGGTGACTATTTTCAGGAATTCAGGGCCTTTATTAGTAACCACGCAGAGGTTTATGAGCGTCGCTCGTTTATCGGGGGCGTGCCGAATTATTACACCACCATGTGGGATCAAAATGGGGAAGAGCGATTTACCCTTGATCCGGGATTGGGGCGTTTTTTACTCAAAGGGAGCATCTACGCCGATAACGGTTATTTCTCCGGTGAGCTTCGCTCTGCCTCTGGAACTTTTGGAACGGTAACGGCGGGGTATCTGCAAAACGCTGACAACTCCGCATCAGTAAATTTGGGGGCGTCAGGTCCTGCCGCGTTCATTCGCGCAGGTGGCAAAACGCTGATTGCTGCAAATGGCTCAACGTCGTTTAACAACGTCGTCTACTCGCAGCAAGTGAGTTTTGATGCCGTAGCACCATACACCGGCGGAACAACTGTTGTTGTTGATGGTGATGGTAATTCTAGCAACGCATTCGCATATTCTACGAATGGCGCTTGGATTGATATAGACACAGGGCTTGTGTATTCGGCTTCAGCGGCTGCGCTCGTGAACTTTCAAGCGACTGTGATTAATGCATGTTCATCTGGCGGAACATATGCGGATCTCAGCATGCCTGACTATAGGGTTGCATTCGAAGCGACCCCTGTCCATGTTGTCTATTCGCACGCCTGGGGCAGTACGGAAGTAAGAATAAAAGTACGCCTGTTCATTTATCTAGTGCGTGCAGACACCTATGTGCGTATTGCCGACAACAACGAAGATAACTGGACAGCGTACGGAAACAATCATGGCAACACTCCCGTAACAGTCTCCGGAGTGACACTAACTTTGCTTGCGCTTAATTGAGGATTGAATGATATGCAAAAGCTATATCGATACGATCCGGTTACCTTTAGATATCTTGGGTACGTCACACTGCTAGCGGGGTGCTCTCTTGCGAGCACGGAAAATTACACAGACGTGGCGCCAGCAGACGAGTCGCAGCTTACCGACTATACGTGGGATGCGGCCACAAAAACATGGGTGGCCGTATCCCAGGCGGGGGATTCAACAACTACCACAACCTCAGGGGGATAAATGAAACGGGCGAAGGCATGGGTTATTGCGACGGTAATCACAGTGCTCGTCTTATCGTGTGCTGCCGGCGTCATAAAGGGGCGGGCGGCAATAACAAAGCTACTGGCAGATACCGCGTGGATGGTGGTCAGTGTTGCCGCGTGCTGCCGGTGGCTGAATAGCAACCAGGGTGTCTGGGGGTTTGCCCTGGGTTTTGCCGGGCTGATAGTCAGTGCTGCGATCAGCATTTATTTCCGGCGCGCCACACTCGATGCTGTGCGTGCTGCAGGGGCGCGTGGCGGCATGCCTGCGGC